CTATGCCTTTTTCTTAATAAATTCAGCTGACAAATCAGCAGCAATTGACTGATCTGTTTCTTCAAATAAATGAGTGTAAATATTTAGAGTTGTAGAAAGTTGACTATGACCTAACCGCTTACTAATCTGTAGCTTATCTTTTTGCAGATATGCAAGCATTGAAGTGTGTGTATGCCTTAATCCATGCAAGCCTATATTTCGTAGGTTGTTTTCTTTTAGAAATCGCGTGAACCATCTTTGCAGTACCTGAGGATACATTGGTTGCCCAAATTCTCCTTTTAGTATCGCAGGTGATTCTTCCCACTTTGTTCCTAAACGAATACGCTCCTTACTTTGTTGTAACTTCAATTTCTGTAACACTTCAATTACTTCTACAGGTAGAGATATTACACGATTTGATTTATCGGTCTTAGGAGTATCTTCATACACACCATGACCTCTCTCAATCATTCTGGTTCTTCTTATTTTTATCTCTTTTTTCTCCCAATCTACATCTTCCCAGTTTAGGCCTAAAATTTCGCCTTTACGCAATCCTCCAAATAAAGCGATATATATTGCCACTTTAAATTTTAAATCGTTGTTTTGCGTATTTTCAAGGCAATTAATTAACATTGAAACTTCTGATTTATCATAGTAGTTGGCTTCCTTGTGCTCCTTTTTTGGAAGTACAATATCTCTACATGGATTTTGAGGGATAATATCAAAAGTTACTGCAAACTGTAATATTGTCCTAAATGCAGAGTAATAGTTACGAATTGTTTTGGGAGCTCTTCTTGGTAGATCTACATTATCAGCACGACCTTTGTAGAGTTCGTTAATCCATTGCTGAATGTCAAGACGTTTTATTTTAGAGGCTTTCTTATCTTGGAAATATGGTTTAATAGCAACCTTGATTGAAGTCTTTATACTGAGCTGTGATGATTTTTTTAAATTTAGTTTTGCGTATTCTTCAAAGAATAAGTCGCATAAAGCTCCTACAGTAATGGTACTTGCTTTACTTATACTTCCAGATTCACATTCAACAAAAAATCTAGAAAGTTCTTTTTCAGCTTCACGATCTGAGCTACAATGTACCGTTTTACTATATCTGTTCGCTGTGCCTTTAAAATCGGCGCCGATACATACCTCTAAAAGGTATGAATCTTTTCCCCTCTTTCTATAAGTTCCCGGCATGTCATTACCTCCTTGGTGTTTTGATTTTGGGTACAAAAATACCCTTAAATGCTTGTGCTTTAAGGGCGGTAATGATACAATATGTTTGCGAGACATGGGTTGTATCATTACAACCTATATGCATTAGCTCCCAGCAATGGGGGCTTTTGTTTTTATATTAAGTTATCAAGGCTTACAAACCTTGCAAGGTTCATATCCTGCAGTAGTTGCATCAGTCTTTGTCTTAAAGTAAACTACATTTTCAGCTTTAATGCTATCTGCATATCTACAGTCTAATTTATGATATTTTTTTGTGCTACTATTACCTACATAAGTCGCCTCTGCCTGAGTCACTGATGTAGTATTATTATTATTAACCTGATTGTTGGTAGCAGGTGTAGCGCTTTGAATGTTTGAAGTATTATCTCCAGCATCTGCTATAGTTAATTGCGTTGAAGTATTTAAGCTGTATGTACTACCATTCGTAGTTAATACTATGTTGCCAGATTTCTCTGTACCATACACTTTAGCATTTGTGCCTGAAAATCTTTGTAATGCGGCTAAATGCGGATGCTTATAAGTGTTACCTGTCGCACAGCTTACTATTACTGTCTCAGGCTTAGTTTTTGCTAAGAAATCTGCACTTGATGCTGTGCTACTACCATGATGGCCAGCCTTTAACACATCAATATCACCAAACTTGCTTAAGTTTGCTTTTTCTACTGATTGTTCTGCGTCTCCCATAAATAATATTTTAGTATTATTGTAATCTAACTCTGATACTACACTATTATTATTTGGATCACCGTACGAACCGTCCATTTTCATTACCTTGTATTTAGCACCATTACCTAAGTCAATAGTAAGGTCTGTAGCTGTTGTATGAGCACACCCTTCAGCTGTTACAGCAGTTGCATACTCTTTATAAATATTTGTATCCGCTATTCTGCCATTGTCAATGACCTTGCCTACTTTATAAGCTCCAAGTACCGCTGGTAGTCCACCGATATGGTCCTCATGCTCATGAGTGGCTACCACTACATCTAAGTCACCATCTATATAAGGCTTAATATAATTAACAACAGTCTGAGCTGATTCCTTTGGTCCTGCATCTATAAGTATCTCAAATTGGCCTGCATCAATCAGTATGCTATCCCCTTGACCTACATTTATAAAATGTACCTTTGCTTCGGATGCAACTGGTATAGTAGTTACACTAGCACCGTTTTTTATAACTACAGTCTGGGTTGTCTGGTCCCAGCTTACATTTGCTCCGAAAGCCTCTAATACGGCTCTGATAGGGAGGTACGTTCTATCATCTTTAACAAGTGCAGCTGTATCATTTGGAATTTTTACACCATTTTTTAAAATGTAATTTGCTCCGATTGGTACTTCAACTTTTACGCCGTCTTTTTCAACAATTGCTGTTTGAGAAGCCTGATCCCAGCTAACTTGACATCCATAGGATTCCATAGCAATTCTTAGAGGGACTTGCGTACGATTAGAGTTGTCCACAAATGGTGCACCTGTACTATTGTTAAAGTTTACTTTTGTACCATTAATATCAATGCCAACACCAGCAAAAGCTAATGTTGTTGAGCTTGTAATTAACAGTACAGTTAAAATAGTTGATAAAAATTTTCTCATAATCTTCTCCTTAATTTATTAAAATACATGTCATATAGTTAATACTACACTTTTTAATAAATTAATGCTGTCGTATTTTGACGAATTATAAAAATTATCCAACATGTCTTAAAGTTTCTAATACATCCACACTATACATTTTATCATAATCTCTATTGTTGATATGCTCCATCTCGTGGTCATAGGCTTTTATTTGTGTTTCAGAGTTAAGCTTTGCATTTATAAAAATAGTAAAGCTATCATCAGTATTATATATCGTGAGACCTCTTATTGTGGTAGGCATGTCTAATAGATGCACCTGTATATATTCCAATTATTCATCACCCTTTAATCTTTTTACCATATCAATAACCAATTGAATGTCGTTTTTGCTGACTTTTCTAGAGGCATCAAATAGCATTTTTAAATCTTGGTCTTCATATATTTCTTGAGCTATTGCTGCAGCTTCTGGGTCAAGATAGTATCCTTCTTGTTGCTTTTCTTTTACAGAATCCCATTCAAATAAATCATTAGGGTCAATTCCATATATCTTACATAATAAAGAAATACTATCAACATCAGGGCGGCTTACACCATTTTCCCAATTAGAAATAGTCTTTTTGTTTATTCCAGTTTTCTGCTCCACATCGTCTTGCGTCATGCCTTTTTTTTTCCTAGCTTCTTTAAGCTTATCATTTAGTCCCATGTTTTTTTCACCTCTTATCTATATAATACCTAAAAATCTTGGAATGTCAAGATAAAATTATCCAAAAATATTGGATAAAATTATTGACATCCAACGAAATGGGAGTTAATATATAGAAAAAGTCCAATATGTTGGGATAGAGAAAGGAGGTTACTACAATATGACGGTAGCAGAAAAAATTAAATTAATTATTCGTGATGAAGGATACAAGCAGTATGTTGTTGCAAAAAAAGCAGGAATGAGCGCAAAACAATTTAATGCACTTCTAAATGGAAGAAAAACTTTTACGGTAGACTATCTACCACAAATATGCATTGCAATAAATAAAACTCCAAGTGAAGTGTTAGGTTTTAATGAAATACGCAGTTAGGAGGTAATAACGTGGAAAACATAGTATTTGACAGCCACGAAGCAGCAGAGTACTTACATATACATTATGACACAGTAATTAAGAGCGCCCGCCGTGGTGAAATTCCACACTTTAAAGTGGGAAGAAAGTTATTGTTTAGGAAAGAGAGCATTGATGAATTTATCAGACAGCAAGAAGAAGGTGATTCTAATGACATATGCGCAGCAACGTAAACTAGAACGGCGCGAATCTAGGACAAGCATTCAGATACATAAAGCTCTAATAGGGCAGCTTAAGCCCTCTGATATAGAGATAGTTAAGAATTTAAGAGAGGAAGGTAAAAAGTATGCGTTCAAAAGAAGAAATTAGTACAGAAATCAAGAAGGTCAAGACAGCGCGAAAGGCAGCTGTAAAAAAATTGGACCGTTGCAATGAAAGGTTGGAAGAACTGTACATTGAATTAGAGGAGGTGGTAATGTGTCAAAGCAGCTAGAGCGTTATCGTAGTCGAAGATTTAAACAACTAATACGAAGCTGCACAACTGTAATTTTCGGCACAATGCTAATTTGTACAGGAATTAATTTTCATGCAGATTACAGGCTACAGCAGGAACTGGACACAGTGAAAATGCAGCAGACCGATACACTCAATACTCTGATGTACCACAGAATGTATACGGAGCCAGAGCTGACAGATGCGGATCCAATAACAAAACTGGAGAAGAGGGAGCTAGTTAGCTTAGGAAAATTTAGGATAACTCATTACTGCAGTTGTTCAAAATGTTGTGGTAAAGACGATGGCATAACCTATACCGGAACAAAAGCAACTGTCGGTAGAACCATTGGTGTAGATCCGGAGGTCATACCTCTTGGCAGCACAGTGTACATAGATGGACAAGCCTTTGTGGCTGAGGACGTCGGTGGTGGAATAAGTGGTAACCGGATTGATATGTTTGTAGGGAGCCATCAGGAAGCTATTGAAAAAGGTGTGTATGAGAGTGAGGTGTTTATAGAAATATGAAGATAGTTGAGAATGCAGGGACAATGATGTTAATGCCAGCAGCGCCAGGGACTTGCCCTATATGCGCTACTAAACATGATCCTAATATGCCACATAACAGAGATAGTCTTTACTATCAAGTTAGATTTCAAATGGAAAATGGTAGAGGACCTACTTGGTTAGATGCAATGGAACATTGTTCAGATATAGTGAAAGAAATGTGGACAGAGGCATTAAAAGAGCATGGAATAAATTTAGACAAAGAAAAAGCACCTACAGAGGCGGCAACCTCAGACGTAAGTGCACATTCAAATAATCAAGTTAAGAATACATCAGACAGTAAAAGCTGTCAAGATGCATTAAATAATATTTAAAGGAGATTAGATAGATGAAAACAATTTTTGAGTTAAACATTCATGAGTTATCTCAGACCCTTGCAGACGGCAGTCTGGCAAAATTAGCTGATTCGATTAAGAATCTTGAAAAGAACAGTGCAATAGATTGCGGAAAGCCAGAGCAACAAACAAATGCAGCTCCTGTTGTAACTGAAGCACCGGGAATGACTGTCCCCGTAACAGTTCAACAAAATACTGCTGTTCCACAGGTACAACAGGCTCCATTCGTTCAGCAGCCGATTCCAACAACAATGCCTGTATCAGCACCAGTACCAACTCAGCAACCTCAGATGCAGCCACAGGTTATGCAGCAAAGTGCATTACCGGTAACAGAAACCGTATATACAATGGAACAGCTTGCCATGGCAGGTATGCAGGTATGTGATGCTGGAAAGAGAAATGAAGTTGTTGCCTTACTTACATCCTTTGGTGTATCAGCACTTACTGAACTGCCAAAAGAACAGTATGGCGCCTATGCAACAAAACTTAGGGAAATGGGGGCTAAACTTTAATGGCAAAAGAAAATATGGAGAGAGCGCATGCCTTGCTGTCGGCATCTGCTGCAGCCAGGTGGCTGACCTGTACACCTTCAGCAAGGCTTGAAGAAACCTTGCCAGAACAGACTTCAGAATATGCAGATGAAGGCTCACTTGCCCATGAAATTGGGGAACTGAAAGTTAAAAAGACGTTTATAGAGCCTATGACTCCTACAAAGTTTAAAAACGCACTAAAGAAGCTTCAGCAGAAGCCTTTATACCAAAATGAAATGCTGGGCTTTACAGATGAATACCTGGATTACATAGAGAAAACAGTACATGGATTTACATCGCCGCCTTACATTGCCGTAGAGAAGAAAATTAATTTTTCTGCTTTCGTTCCGGAGGGATTCGGAACCGTTGACTGCATTATAATCGGCGGGGGAAAGATGCACATAATTGATTTTAAATATGGAAAAGGTGTTCCGGTCTCAGCAGAGGATAATCCTCAGATGAAGCTTTATGCACTTGGAGCATATATGGAATATTCATTTCTTTATCCTGTTGAAACAATACGCATGACAATAGTTCAGCCAAGATTAGACAGTACATCGGAATATGAAATTTCAAAGTCAGAATTACTTATGTGGGGTGAACTTATTAAACCTGTTGCCATAAGAGCATTTAACGGGGAAGGAGAGTTTATGCCTTCTGAATATGCCTGCAAGTTTTGCAGGGCGAAGTCACTCTGCAGGGCAAGAATGGATTTTAATATGGAACTGGAACCTGAAAAAGGAAAGTTGCCACCTCTCATATCAAATGAAGAAGTAGGAGCTATCCTGCAGAGAGCCAGAGACATTGCAAAATGGGTAAAAAATCTTGAAGAATATGCGTTGAACACCTGCCTTTCTGGTGGAATAATCCCAGGGTGGAAAGCAGTAGAGGGGCGCAGCAACCGAGAATTTATTGACCAGGATTCAGCGTTTAAAAAACTAATTGATGGAGCAATCGTAGAGGAAACTATGCTTTATAAGAGGGAACCCATAACCCTTACAAAGGTAGAGGAACTTCTTGGCAAAAAACAATTTAAGGAGATCCTGGAAGAATGCGTTGCTAAAAAAGAAGGTAAGCCAGCCCTTGCTGCAGAGTCAGATAAAAGAGAAGCTATACAAAATAAAATAACGCCGGAAGAGGCATTCAAGAATACGGAGGATAAATAATTATGGCAAATTTAACACAAGTAACAACAGGCACAGTACGTTTGAGCTATGCTCACTTATTTCAGCCTTATGCGCATCAGCCAGGGCAGGACGCAAAATACAGCACTACTATCTTAGTACCAAAATCAGATATTGCAACAAAACAAAGAATTGATGAAGCAGTCAATGCAGCTATTCAGTCCGGTATTTCTGAAAAGTGGGGCGGACAGAGACCTCCTATCTTAGCAATACCCGTATACGACGGAGACGGTGCTAGACCAAGTGATGGCATGCCTTTTGGAGCAGAATGCAAGGGGCACTGGGTATTTACAGCTTCAAGTAAGCAACCGATTTCAGTAGTTGATATGAATATTCAGCCCATACTAAATCAAAGTGAGGTATACAGTGGCATGTTTGCCAGAGTGTCTGTACAGTTCTTCCCATATAACAGTAATGGAAAGAAGGGGATAGGCTGTGGGCTTGGACCAGTACAGAAGGTTTCTGATGGAGAACCTTTGGGAGGCGGTATTTCTGCGGAGGCTGCTTTTGGTGGCACTAATTTTGCCCAGCCGGTTCAGCAAGTTCTACCAGTTCAAAGTTATGGACAACCTGCACAGGCCATGCAGCCAGTCCAGAATTATGGTCAGCCAGTTCAACCAATACAGCCTACATATCAACAGCCTGTGACGCAGATTGATCCAGTAACGGGATTACCAATTGCTCCAGGAGGAGTTATGGGAATATGAGGCACTTATCAGTTGATATAGAAACTTTCAGCAGTGTGGATATTACAAAAGCGGGATTGTACAAGTGTGTACAGTCCCCTGATTTTATGATACTGCTATTTGCCTATAGCTTTGATGGTGAGCCGGTAAAGATTATAGATCTTGCTTGCGGAGAAACATTTCCACCGGAAGTCTTGTTCGCACTTGCGGATCCAAATGTAATTAAGCATGCCTATAATGCAGCGTTTGAATGGTACTGCCTGAATAAGTACGGACATTCACCGCTTGAACAGTGGAAATGTACTATGCTGCACGGCCTTTATTGCGGATATACAGCGGGACTGGCGGCCACAGGTGACGCATTGGGTTTACCAAAAGACAAGAAAAAGCTTACAACAGGAAAGGCCTTAATAAAATTGTTCTGCACTCCCTGTAAACCGACAAAGTCAAACGGCGGAAGAAAAAGAAACTGGCCAGCACATGAACCTGAAAAGTGGAGTCTTTTTAAAGAGTACTGCGTTCAGGATGTAGTAACAGAAATGGAAATCGAGAGACGCCTTTCAGCTTTCCCTGTACCAGAAGAAGTGCAAAGTGAATGGGTGCTTGACCAGATTATTAATGCCAGAGGAGTTGCCCTGGACAAAGAATTAATTGATGGGGCCTTAAGTTGCAGCGAAATGATTACACAGGAATTAATGGCCGAGGCGGTAGAAATATCTGGCCTTGATAATCCTAAAAGTGTACAGCAGCTGACTAAATGGCTGGAAGTTGAAACAGGAGAAGAAGTAGACAACCTGAGAAAGGAAACCGTAAAAGATTTAATAAAGGATACGGAAAACGATTTAGCAAGACGCATGCTTGAAATAAGGCAGGAGCTTTCTAAGACTTCTGTAAAAAAATATACGGCTATGGACACGGCTATGTGCTCCGATGAAAGAGTAAGAGGATTGTTACAGTTTTACGGAGCGAACAGGACCGGTAGATGGGCGGGAAGATTAGTTCAGGTGCAGAATCTACCGCGAAATTCCATGGATGATACTATGCTGGGTCTAGCAAGGGAGCTTGTAAGAAAAAAAAGGCTGGAAGATTTAAAAATTATCTTTGGGAACATTCCTGATACTCTTTCACAACTGATAAGAACAGCCTTTATACCTGCAGAGGGCAAAACATTTTATGTAGCAGACTTCTCAGCCATTGAAGCCAGGGTTATTGCGTGGTTAGCAGGAGAGCAATGGAGACTGGATGTATTCGCTACTCATGGAAAAATATATGAGGCCTCTGCATCTGCAATGTTTGGTATACCTATCGAGAAGATAAAAAAGGGAAATCCGGAATACGCCCTAAGGCAGAAAGGAAAGATTGCGGAGCTTGCTCTTGGTTACCAGGGAGCTTCAGGGGCATTAATTACTATGGGAGCTTTGAAAATGGGACTAGCCGAGGAAGAACTACCGGACATTGTCAGAAGGTGGAGAAGCTCCAATAAACGAATTGTTGATCTTTGGTATGCAATTGAAAATGCAGCTATTTCAGTAATGAAAAACGGACAGCCGGCAGGAGTGAAAAACTTGATTTTCGCAAGAGAAGCAGACTATAGGACAGGTCAGGATTTTTTAACAGTATTGCTGCCCTCAGGAAGAAAATTGTTCTATGTAAAGCCTTTTTTATCTCCTAACCAATGGGGTAATGATAGCATCCATTATTATGGTATGGATCAGCAGACAAAAAAATGGACAGTGGTAGACACTTACGGAGGAAAACTTGTTGAAAATATTGTGCAGGCGATTGCCAGGGATTGCTTGATGGTAAGCATCACGAGACTATCTCAGGCAGGATACCACCCGGTTTTTCATATTCACGATGAAGTGATATGTGATGATTTAGACGCTGACATAGATAATATGTGCACAATCATGGGAGAACCTATTCCATGGGCGCCGGGATTGATTTTAAAAGCAGAGGGATTTACCACAAACTACTATAAGAAGGAGTAATCGGCTATGAATTATGACCGTCAAATTAAAATAAGCTCAGCAGGAAACAGAAAATCAGTTTCATGGCCACAGCAGACTCTGTGGTGGAGTGAATTTGTAGAAAAATTAAAAATACCCGTAAGAGGAACAGAAAAACTGGAAGCCTATCTTGCACTGCCTAAATCAAAGCAGGATGAATTAAAAGATGCTGGCGGATTTGTAGGAGGCCTTGTACAGGGTCAGAGAAAAGCAGCCAATGTAACAGGAAGAGATTTAATTACTCTTGACCTTGATAACATCCCCTCTGAGGCAACTAATGATGTTATATGCAGAATAGAAGCACTGGGGTGCGGATATGCCATATACAGTACAAGAAAGCATGAACCAGTTAGGCCAAGACTTCGAATATTACTGCCAATTGACAGGACGGTCACAGTTGATGAATACGAACCAATAGCAAGAAAAATAGCAGGGATTATAGGCATAGAACTATGTGACCCTTCCACATTCCAGGCATCACGTTTAATGTATTGGCCAAGCTGCTGCGCTGACAGTAAATATCTTTTCACCTGCAGTGATAAACCTATGCTGTCAGCCGATGGAGTACTTGCAATGTATGGTGACTGGCATAATATGTCCGAGTGGCCACAGATACCGGGTACACTGCAAAGCACCCAAAGGCTCCTACAAAAACAAGGAGACCCAACAGAAAAGAATGGTGTAGTGGGGGCATTCTGTAAGATTTATGACGTGTACAAAGTAATTGATGAACTTATTCCAGGGACCTATGAACCCTGTGATATTGGAGAACGATTTACATTTACCGGAGGATCTACCACCGGGGGAGCAGTTATATATGAAAACGGTAAATTTATTTACTCACATCATGCTACGGACCCCGCAGGAGGAAGGCTATGTAATGCTTTTGATTTGGTAAGGCTTCATAAATTCGGTGAACTTGATGAGGAAGCCAAGCCCGATACTCCTACAAACAAACTGCCTTCTTACACGGCTATGTGTCAATTTGCAGTCTCTGATATAAACGTAACAGCGCTGCTTAATGCAGAAAGATATGATAACGCTGTAGAAAGTTTCGGCCAGATTCCAAAAGAGACGGAGAACTGGATTAAACTTCTCTCAGTAGCACCTCAGTCAGGAAATCCGGATAAAACAATTGATAATATTATTATCATATTAGAGAATGACCCTCTGCTTAAAGAAAAGCTTGCATTTGATGAATTTGCAAACAGGGGGCTGGTATTAGGAAACTTGCCATGGGACAAGAGAGAGGAAAGACGGCAATGGACAGATGTGGATGATGCAGGGCTGAGACACTACATAGAAAAAGTATACCGGATAACGGGCAAGGAGAAGCTGCTTGATGCAACTGCACTAGTAGCACACAAGAATACCATTAATGACGTAAAGGACTATTTAAACAAACTTGAATGGGATGGAGTTAAGCGCCTTGATACTTTGCTTTCAGACTACTTAGGGGCAGAGGATAGCAACTATACCAGAGCAGTAATAAGAAAAAGTTTAGCAGCCGCTGTGGCCAGGGTAATTGTGCCTGGAATCAAATATGACTATATGCCTATTTTTTCAGGTCCTCAGGGACTTGGCAAAAGCACATTCTTAAGGCTTTTAGGGAAGCACTGGTATTCTGACAGCTTGCAGACTTTTGAAGGCAAAGAAGCTTCGGAAATGGTACAGGGAACCTGGATAAATGAAATAGGCGAATTAAACGGGCTTACTAAATCAGAGACCAATTCGGTAAAGCAGTTTCTATCTAAGACAGTGGATATATACAGAGAAGCGTATGGCCGCAGGACTTCCAGTTTTCCACGTAGATGCGTTTTTTTCGGGACTACAAATGACAGTGAGTTCTTAAGGGATAAAACGGGAAATAGAAGATTCTGGCCAGTGGATGTAGGAATTAACGAGCCGATCAAAAATGTGTTTAGCCAGCTCGAAGATGAAGTAGGACAGATATGGGCTGAAGCTTTTACGGTATGGAGACTGGGAGAACCTTTATACATGTCCGGAGAAGTAGAACAGGAAGCCATGAAGCAGCAAGAAGAACACAGAGAGTGCAACAGTAAGGAAGGCCTTATAATTGAGTTCTTAGAAAGACCGATTCCTCCTGATTGGGATAAAAGAAATATTGGTGAGAGGCGTCTTTATTGGAGTGGTGAGTTTAACAGGACCGGAGGCGAAACGATGCCAAGAGACAAGATATGCGCAGTAGAGATATGGTGCGAATGTTTTAACGGAGAGGCTAAATTCATGAAGAAATCTGATACCAGAGAAATCAATGAAATTCTGGGCACTTTGCAGGGTTGGAAAAAGCAAAAAACCAGTGGGAGGTTTGGAACTTACGGGCTTCAAAGAGGTTATATTAAAGTGTCTACATTCTAGTGTCTACATTCTTAAAAATTCGTCTACATTTGCGGAGAATGTAGACAAACAAAATCTACATTGTCTACATTCTTATTTAAAATGTAGACAAGAATGTAGACAGTTAAAAAGATTGAAAAACACACATTTATTTATATGTGTCTACATTGTCTACATTCTATATCTATATAGATAATAAATAGGTAAATAGGCATATATATACACGCCTGACACGCCTACACGCGTAAAAAGATACGCATGTGTATGCGTATGCGCGTAGCAATAACTGTGCCAAAGGAGAAATAGCATGAAAGAAAAAGTAATAGAGGAATATTTGAGACAAAGAGTGAAAGGTCTCGGAGGCAAGGCGTATAAATTTGAATCGCCGGGCAATGCGGGTGTACCAGACAGACTTGTGGTGTTACCGGGAGGGAGAATCTGTTTTGTAGAGCTGAAAAATGAGACAGGCAGATTATCCAGCATACAGAAAAACAAGATTAGAGAACTTAAAAATCTCGGCTGTGATGTGATTGTGGCATACAGTAAGGACGATGTTGACCGGTTTATTTCCTGTTGCCAAGAGGTGATGGAGGAATGAAGTTTATACCGCATGAGTATCAAAGATATTGTATAAACAGAATGCTTTCGGATAAAGCTTTAGGATTGTTCCTCGATATGGGACTTGGTAAAACGGTAATCACTCTTACCGCAATTAATGACCTTAAGTATAACCGGTTTGAAGTTAGCAAAATCCTTGTAGTAGCCCCAAAGAAAGTAGCTGAAACTACGTGGGGAAAAGAAGCTTCTAAATGGGATCACTTACAGTTACTAAGAGTCATTACTGTGCTTGGCAGCCAAAGTAGAAGAATCAGAGCGTTAAATACACCCGCTGATATATACGTTATAAACCGCGAAAACGTACCGTGGTTAGTTGAATATTACCGAAATGCGTGGCCGTTTGATATGGTTATCGTAGATGAGTTTTCCAGTTTTAAAAGTCACCAGGCGAAAAGATTTAAGAGCCTTACCTGGGTAAGAGATAAGATATACAGATTTGTAGGTCTTACCGGTACACCTGCACCAAACGGACTTCTGGATTTATGGGCCCAGGTGTATCTTCTGGATAAAGGGGAGCGACTCGGTAAAAAGATAACGCATTATCGTGAAAGGTATTTTGAACCTGATCAGAGAGACAGAGATCATGTTTTCAGTTACGCACCAAAGCCAGGAGCAGAGGAAGCAATAAAGACAGCTATATCAGACATATGCGTTTCCATGAAAGCGGAAGACTACTTACAGCTGCCTGATTGTTTATCAGTAACGGTTCCTGTGGTTCTGGATGATAAAGCTGTAAAAGCTTATGAAAAACTGGAGAAGGAAATGCTACTTACAGTTGATGAGAATACTATCGACGCAGGTTCGGCAGCAGTGCTTACAAATAAGCTTTTACAGCTATGTAACGGGGCAGTATATGACGAAAATAGGGAAGTAGTAGAAATCCACAATTGCAAGCTTGAAGCCTTTACAGAACTGGTGGAAGCTTTAAATGGCCAGCCGGCATTAGTATTTTATAATTTCCAGCATGATAAAGCGAGAATTATTAAAGCTACAGCCAAAATGGGGCTTGAAGTTAGGGAACTCAAAACTCCACAAGATGCAGACGATTGGAACAGCAGGCAGATTGATATTCTTCTTGCGCATCCAGCAAGCGCAGCTTATGGACTTAATCTTCAGGAAGGTGGAAATCATGTGATATGGTTTGGGCTTAACTGGTCATTAGAACTTTATCAGCAGGCCAATGCAAGACTACATCGTCAGGGGCAGAAAGAGAAAGTTATTATACACCATCTTGTTGTTGAAGGCGGCAGAGACGAGGACGTTATAGAAGCACTTGAGGATAAGAGTGCAACTCAGGAATCATTAATGCAGAGCTTAAAAGCAAGAATAGATAAATACAAGTAGGAGCAATTTATGGGAAGAGGAATAAAGGCAGGTAAGAAAAAAGAAATTACGCCTAATAAGAATTTTATGCTGATGGAAGAAGCTTATAGAGAAGGTTACAGCAAAGGCATAGAAAAGGGATACTGCCAGGGCAAAGATGATTACCTGGGTTTGTCTAATTTATTATTCCGGGCAGCAACAGCAAAAGAATTTGGATGGGGCCAAGAGGAATTTGAAATATTGGAAAAGAGCATAGATAAAATCACATCTAATGCAAACGAGAGAGGCATTGATGTGGTTGCACTTAACGAAGAACTGAGAAGTTCAATTGAGAATGAGGAGGATGAAATAATGTCAGGTAAAGCAAAATATTCGGAGGATAAATATATTAATTTAATTGAAAGTGGACTGGACAATAAGGAAATCTTTAAAAAGCTGAATGTCCCAACTGGTAGCCAGACAAGGGTTGGGAAACACATAGACAATCTTAGAAAGACCCACGGAGCATTAGAGGTGCACATTAAGGAGCCAGCAAAAGAAGTCATAACTGAAGCTGAAGGCATTAATTATGGCAAAGCTAAGGCACAGGAAATTATTGAGAAAAATCGTATAGATGTTGATAATATTATGAGCAGCATCGAAAACAAGAATAAAGCTTTAAAAGGAGAGAGCGTGGAAGATATGTTTAAGAAAAAGCCGGCAATTATTAATCCTGAATTTGAAGCTGCAGTACAGGATATGTTTCCACCAAAGAAAACACCAGAGGGAACTGTAGATGATGTTGCACCGGTCATTGCTCAAGATATAGATCCGGCTTATAGCTTTGATGGTACTGTAAAAGCTCCCTGTGAAACTTCCGCAGCAGTAGGAGTTATTAACTTCAGAGAAAAAGCAGAATTAGCGTTTAAGCGTGATATGGATGCTTATTCAGACAAGGTGTCCATGCTTACTGAAAAATTGAACAGCGGAGAAATTATTGACCTTGCTGACATAGTTGAATACAACAAGATAGCTGAAAAGTATAGAGGGGTATATGCCGATGAAGCAGCCATTGCCACCATGTAAGGATTGCAGTACCAGGGAACCGGCATGTCAGGGGAAATGTAAGAACTATTTGGAATATAGGAAAAAGTATGCTAAGTACCAGGCAATGGTTCAGGCAGAGAAAAATAAGCAACGGGATGTTGACGGTTTTAAATATCAACAAGTTACATACTGCAAAGGATTAGCTGGGAGGTGATAGGATGGCAGAACAAGACGTTTTAAAGATGGTGGCTACAGATGCTGCCAAAGAAGCTATTAAAATGATAAGAGAAGAGGAACGCAAGGACAAAAAGAAAAGAGCCTTTCAGAATACAAATCTTTTACTGGAGCATTATCTGGAACTTAAGGAATTCTGCAATAATGTTGTGTACGAAAGTGCATACGCAATTGATGTGGAACAGAGTAAACTTTATGAGATCATTGACCAGGTTACGGGAGAAGAAATCTCTGTACGAAGTTTAAAGCGTAGCAAGGAAGTGACCTTGATTATGTTGAATCATGTTGATACAGCGTTAAATTGCCTTTATAAAAAATGCAAGAATGATAGCAACTCTGACATGATGACTAAGTACAAGATAATACATCTATTGCATTTAGATCCTCTGATGCAAAAGTTGAATTGGAGTGAAAGAATTGTACAAGTTGCAATAAGACTCAATTGCTCTGAAAGTACAGTAAGGAGATGGCGTACAGAAATGGTGAATAAATTGGGTATTTACTTATATGGCGTGGAAGGATTGAATTTACTATTGTAAAGAGATATTATCGACTGACTATTATGTGACAAAAAGCTGACATTTACATGACATTTTTACTGTAGTAATATGGTATTGGTGAAAGATGTAAAGAATTTCTCCTTTTGAACCCCGTTACACACACTTTTATACCTGCTGGGTTATCTGGCAGGTATTTCTTTTGTCATATTATGTCGAATCATGTTTGTTGAAATATGGAATAATTGGGAATATGATAAAATGAAAAAGGAGAAAACTAAAAAATGAAACAAGATTATAAACACGTACCAGGAAACAGGACTTTGATGCCATACGTGGTGCAGATTTTAAATGAAAACGACGGAACATTAAGCTATGTGCAAGTGGTTTACATGGTGATGTTTAAATTCAACTTACCTACCAAAATGCTAAAAAAAGCATATAAAGAACTTGGATTTACAGGAAGCTATTTAAGAAAAATAGGAGCTTTAAAGCCTGACTCTAAGAAAGGAATATGGTCACTTCAAGAGGATTATATGAATCTAAGTTTTGACGAAGCAAAACGTATTACATATGACAAGTATGACATCTCGTTAGGTAGGAAATAATCGAGGGCACTTTTTTAGATTAAAAATATACGTTAGGATTTAAACAATATAAAACAAAAGAAGTAGCCGAAACTACTTCTTTTAAGATTTTTTATTTATTTGGTAGTATGATAAAGGTAAAAATGAGGAGGCAGTAATGGACCCATTTGGAATCTCCAATAATATTAATGAACAGTATAAAGAAAACATGAGAGCAATTGATAAGAAACATAAGGAAGACGAAGAATATAAGAAAAAGCTTCTTGATACTACTATGAACCTTAATGAAATAAAAAGTATAGTAGACCAGTTAAAGCTATCCGTTGAAGAATTTAACAATAGCAGTAACAAGATATCAAAAAGAATGTATTGGCTCACAGTTTCAATTGCTGTGTTAACAGTAATATATACCGTGGTTGCCATAATACAATTAATAAAAATGTCGCAATGAAGTTTAGAATCACCTCGGTGGTGGTTTCTTGAGTGAAAAAGAAGGTGAAAAAATGTGGTTTATCAAAGCTGAATTTTGGGACGAATTCCAAAGCTTAATAAAAGAGCGCCGCTATGAAAATGATTTACAAGAAGGGGTTTATAGAATTAAAAACATTGAGAAATTCTGCAAGGAGGGTAAAGGCGTTTCTTTTTACAACAGAAGAACTATAAATAATAAATTACTCAAAGAACTTGAAAAATATAAAAATGATAATAATTACCATGAATATGAAATGGATAAAATAAAAGAGCTCTAAGGGGTTCTTTTTTAATGCATCAAAACAAACAATAAGCAAGGGGTGAGGTGATGCCGAAAGCAAGAAGTCCTGACAGAGATAAAGCTTTTGAGATATATAAAGAACATGACGGAAAAGTTGATTTAGTGAATATTGCACAAAATCTTGGATTGTCAGCTGGTACCGTCAGAGGCTGGAAGAATAAAGACAAATGGGAACAGCGGTTGAATGGAACGCTCCAATCAGAAAATACGGAACGTTCCAAACGATCCGGGGCTCCTAAAAATAATAAAAATGCAGTAGGCCATGGGGCTCCGGAGGGAAATAAAAATTCGGAGAAGCATGGCTTTTTTTCTAAGTGGCTTCCAGCTGAGACAGCGGAGATTATGAAGTCCATAGAGAACCTGGACCCGCTTGATATTCTCTGGGATAATATTCAGCTGCAGTACACCGCTATTATCAGAGCGCAGAAGCTCATGTATGTAAAGGACCAGAAAGATATAACAACAACTAAAATTGGTGAAGGATACAGTGATACAGGAAGTAGTGAAAAGTGGGAAGTGCAACAGGCATGGGATAAACATGCTACTTTCCTGAATGCACAGTCAAGAGCTATGAAAACTCTAGAAGGTATGATGAAGCAATATGACGAACTGCTGCACAAGAACTGGGAGCTGGCCACAGAGGAACAGAAGCAGCGTATTGAGAACCTGAAAGCAAACACTGCTAAGATTAAGGGTGATGATCCTGATAATAATGGAAATGAAGATGATGGGTTCATGGAAGCTCTTTCTGGAAAGGTTGATGACGTATGGCAAGAGTAAAAAAAGCTATATTTAAGTTCAAGCCTTTTTCAAATAAGCAACTTAAGATACTTACTTGGTGGCTTCCTAATTCTCCAGTACATGATAAAGATGGAATAATAGCAGACGGAGCAATCCGATCAGGAAAGACGGTGTCAATGGCACTGTCTTTTATTATGTGGGCCATGTACACTTTCTCTGATGAGAACTTTGCCATGTGCGGTAAGACGATAGGGTCCTTTAGACGTAATGTGCTTACGGTGCTTAAGCTGATGCTTTGGTCCAGAGGGTACAAATGGAAAGACCACAGAGCTGACAATCTTCTGGAAGTTACCCGAAAAGGAGTAACAAATTACTTTTATATCTTTGGTGGTAAGGATGAACGCTCACAGGACCTTATTCAGGGTATTACCTTGGCTGGGGTCTTTTTCGATGAAGTTGCATTGATGCCCGAATCCTTTGTCAACCAGGCTACAGGGCGTTGCTCAGTAGAAGGTTCAAAGTTCTGGTTTAACTGCAACCCTGACGGACCATATCACTGGTTCAAAATAAACTGGATTGATAAAATTGTTGAAAAGAATATTATCTACCTACATTTCACCATGGACGACAACCTGTCCTTATCTGAGAAGATTAAGGCTCGTTACAGGGCAATGTATTCAGGTGTATTCTTCCAGCGATATATATTAGGGTTATGGGTAGTTGCCGAAGGTGTTATCTATGACATGTTTGATAAAGCAAAGCATGTGCTTGATGCAGTTACAGAGTTGGTTATAGATATTTACTATGTCAGCATTGACTACGGTACCCAAAATGCCACGGTATTTCTTCTATGGTGTAAGAACAATAGGGGGCAGTGGGTATGCATCAAAGAGTATTACTATTCTGGCAGGGATGAGGAAAGTCAGAAAACAGATACGGAATATGCAGATGATCTAAAAACTTTCTTAGGTGATATAAAACCAGCAAGGATAATCATTGACCCAAGTGCAGCTTCATTTATAGCAGAATTAAAAAAACGAGGTTACTACATAAAAAAAGCTAAAAATGATGTGTTAGATGGAATCCGTTTCGTAGCTTCTATGTTAAATCAAGAAAAAATATGTTTTTCCGCGGAATGCGTAAATACGATATTAGAGTTTAGTTCTTATATCTGGGACATTAAAGCATCTGAGAGAGGTGAAGATAAACCTATTAAACAACATGACCATGCTATGGATGCAATTCGATATTTCTGTTATACCATACTATACAAAGGTAGAGGGCTTAGAACATTCTAGGTTCTTTTTTTATTGGAGGTGATAGCACTGGGACTGATCAAGACACTGCAGAAAGGAGTGAAAGCAGGTATTATGGCAATTAGTGAAGCGAATCAAGAGCTGAATGATAGCAGAATACTGTTTCTTATAAATGAGTTTAACAGTTCTGAGAGGCGTACGTTGATGGAAACCGGGGAGAGATATTACCGTGTTGGAAACGATATTAAGAATCGGAAGAGCAAAGAGGGAAAGGCAAATAATAAGCTTGCACACTCTAAGTATAAAGGGGAAGTGGATGAAAAAGTTTCTTACCTACTTTCCCGAGATATTACGCTAAAAGGGAAAGATAAGAACTTAGTAGAACAGGTAAAAGATATACTGGGTAAGCGTTTTCAGTACCAGCTTTCCTTACTGGGATACGGAGCAAGTAACAAGGGGATTGGATGGTTACAACCATATATTGATCAAAATGGTAATTTAAAAACTATGGTTATTCCAGCAGAGCAGTGTATCCCAGTATGGCGTGATAGTTCTCATGAAGAATTAGACACCATGATTAGGGTTTATCCAACACTTGTATGGGAGTTTAATCAACGCAAGACAGTTACGAACGTTGAAGTCTGGACTCAAGACAGTGTTAAATATTATCGACTTTCAGGTACTTCACTCCTTATTCCGTACAATGTTATAAATCAAGAACAGAATGGCCCCATAGCACACTTTAAAAAAGGAGAAGAGTGGAAAACATGGGGGAAGGTTCCGTTTATTCCATTTAAGAATAATCATTTAGAATTGCCGGATATTGTATTTGTAAAGTCTCTTTTGGATGCTTATGATAGCTCTAGATCTGACGTGGCCGATTATGTAGAAGAGGTAAAAAATCTTATTTTTATTCTATATGGATACGGTGGTCAAGACATTCATGAATTTATGCGTAAATTAAATGAGGATAGGGCAATCCCGCTTGATGCGACAAAAGAAGATGGTGCAGGTGTAGATGCATTGACACCCTCAATGGACATTACAGCACTTAGAGAACACTATGAACAGCTTAAGCGAGATATTACGGAAGATGGTCAGACAATTAACAAGGACTTAGATAAGTTTGGAGCTTCCCCCTCCGGAGTTGCATTGAAATTTATGTATGCAGGTTTGGATTTAAAAGCTAATGCCATGGAAACACAGTTTAAATTTGCCCTTGATACTCTAATGTACTTTGTTGGAGTCTACCTCGGCGAAAATGGTATTGGAAGTAGTTCCGTGCCAGATATTGATGTAGTATTTAACAGAGATATGCAAATTAATGAATCGGAGAAAATTCAGAACTGTACTAATTCTAAAGGCACAATTTCAGATGAAACTATACTTGCTAATCATCCATGGGTCAAAGATGTTGAAACAGAAAAAGCAGCACTGCAACAGCAGAACCAAGAAGCTTTGCCATATAAGGATAAAATACCTATAGGTGGTTCAGATGGTAAAGAATAGTCAGTATTGGGAGAATCGTGTAGCAAAGAAAACATGGCAGACTTACAACGATCTTGAAGAGCGTAACTGGGCACTATTTGAAATGTATCAGGAAGCTTCAGGAAACATATCCAATGAACTCTACAAGGTTGCAGAAAGAATAAATGGCGGCAAAGCTGTCAGTCTTACAGATATGCATAAGTTTAATAGGCTCATGGGTCTCAAAAAAAGTTTTGAGAAAACCATTAGAGAATTAGTTGAGCAGACAGAGGAATTTGCAAAAGAAAACATGCAGCAAGGCTTTAAAGATACATATAAAGCAGCTAGAACAGCAATATCAAGTACAGCTTTTACAATGCCCGATAAAAGGCTTATGGATGAAATGCTGGATAGACCATGGAGAGGTGACAGTTTCTCATCCCGGCTTTGGAAGAACACTTCTATTTTGGCAAACAACTTGAATGAAAGTTTAGTAATCGGGTTACAGCAAGGCAAGACTATTTCAGAAATAAGTATAAAAATGGCTAACGATATGATGCAAGGTTTTAATGTAACACACAGGCTTGTACGGACTGAAACCATGCATTATCTTAATAACTCAGCAGTCAGAGCTTATAAAGATGCTGGAATAGAGTATGTACAGATTTGGGCAGCTGAAGATGAACGTACCTGCAAGCACTGTATGCAATACCATGAGAAGATTTATCCTATAGATAAGGCTCCAATTCTTCCAATACATGCACATTGCCGGTGTACATATTTACCAGTGACAGATAAGAGTTTAATACCGGCGCAACCAGTAGAGAGAAATACGTTTAAAAGGGTTGAATATAATTCACAGGGCGACTATTCTATTAAACTTAGTGGCTATAATAAAACCGTTAATAAAGGATTATCAGAAGCAGCTGAAAATGTCGCAAGGCTAGGTAGTAAAGACAATAAAGAACATTTACACCTTATAAACTTACGGACTGGAGAAAAGATTTTTTATTGTGCCGGCGAATATAGCGCTGTAGGGGGTCCAGAGTTTTGGAAATTCATTGATGCAAATAAGCAGACAGAAATAGCTTTTATTCATAATCATAATACAGACAGCTTTTTCTCTGAAACTGATATAAAAACTCTACTTATTTGTGAAAACATTTCAGCAATGATTGCAGTGAGAAATGACGGTGTTAAGTACATTGCAAAGAAAAAGAAAGGTGTTTCAGCCGTTACAAGTAGATTGGATGAATTGTATAAAGATGATATAGAAGCGTTGAATAATAAAGTTAAACAGGGTATAATACCTATGGAAGATAGGGCGGTATTAAGAGAAGAATTGATAGTAAATAATGCTCTTAGAGATTTTGTTGAGGAAGGGATTGAATTTGATGGAAGAGAGAAATGATAAGTGGCTTACACCAACTTTAAAGGAAGCACCATTTTATTATCCAGGAATTACTTTAGAAGAGTACGAAAGGGAACGCGAATATTTCCAAAATCATCAGACCCCAAAAGATATGATTAATTATGCTCCTTTGTGGAAACAGAAAGAGGGAAGTAAAAATTGAAAATAGTATGTTCTGAATGTGGTCATGAATTTGAATCTTCCAACGATATGCTGATGGAACGTCCTTATAAGGCCCAGTTCATAGAAGTATATTACAGCTGTCCAGGATGCGGCAATGATTTTAGAGTATGCTTACCTAATGCTGAAACTAAGAGATTGCAGAAACAGATAAGCATATCTGAAAAAGCTGGAAACGACACCAAAAAGCTCAAAGAAAAATTGAAGAAAGAATTAGATAGAATAAATGGTAGATAGCCGCTCAACATATGTTAGGCGGTATTTTTATAAGTTGATTTAAGACAGTCAGAAATGACTGTCTTTTGTTATATCCGCCCTTTTTTAGAAGTTGCAGGGCATAAAGAACAACAAGACTCTGAACCGGAAGCAACCGGTATATAAATGCTATGGAGGGAAAGAAAATGGATTGGCTAAAGAAGTTATTAGAAAACGCAAAAATTGTTGATGGAAAATTAGATATAGATGCACTTATGGAAGCTGTAAAAACGGAATTTCCTAAGAATGCTGTACCTAAGGAAACATACAACGATGTAGCGGGGCAGTTGAAAACCGCTAGTGGAACGATTGAGACTCTTAAGAAAGAGCACAAGGATGTGGAAACACTGCAGCAAACTATTAAAACTCATGAAGATACTATTAAAACGATGAAAACAGATCATGAGAAAGCTGTAAATGATATGGCTGTTAATGCTGCCATTGAAAAAGCCCTGACAAATAGTAAGGCAAAACATAGTGATTTGCTTGCAGAAAAGTTCGATCGTGAAAAGATTGTGGTTAAGGAAGGTACAGTAACGGGAGTCGATGAGCAACTAAAGGGCTTAAAAGAAAGTTATAAGGACCTATTTGAAGAAAAGCTGTCAGGTAATCCACCAGCAAGTCCGGATACCGGGAACTTAAAAGGCGGGAATACTTATGAGGCAATTTTAGCTAATGCAGATAATATGACCGCAGAAGAGATTGCGGCTCAGTTTTCAAATTTAAAGTAAAGAAAGGGTGATAAAGAATGTCAGTAGAAAAATTTAAACCTACATTATGGGAAGGCGCATTAATTGCGAACTTCCATTCAGTATCTATTTCAGATGCTATGTTTACAAAGCCAACAGAAATTAAAGGAAATAAGATTATTTTTAACAGAGTTGGTGGCGGCGCAATTAAAGATTATACAGGGGCTGTTGCATGGGATGAGATTAATACAACCCCTATTGAAATGACTTTTGGACAGAAAAAATATTTTGCTTTTGCGCTTGATGATTGCGATAAGGTGCAGCTAAAAGGCGATGTGATGACTGCAACAACAGCGGAACATGCAGCAGTATTAGCTGAAACTTATGACGGGTACAATCTAACAAAGCTGATTGCAGGAGTAAAAAGTGGCAACGCAATTGGTTCTGCTACAAATAAGATTCTGTTAGTGCCAAAGAATGCCTATGATTACATAGTTGACCTTGGTACTATTCTTGGAACGAACAAAGTTCCTAAGACAGATCGATTTGTAACAGTTAATTCTGTGATTTTAGGATTGTTGTCAAAAGATCCACGATTTACCGCTAATCCAAACGTTTTAGCAAATGGTGTGGTTGAGGGACAGAAAATTGGAGGAATGCAGGTAATGTGCTCAGAAGAACTACCAGCAAATAAGATTGTGGCACATCATAAGAGTGCTTTCGGTGCAGCTAAGCAGCTTGATGAAATCGAAGCCATGAGATTACAGTCTGCTTTCGCTGATGGCATTAGAGGCCTCTGTATGTATGATAATGTAACACTAAGAAGTGAAGCTATTTCTGTATTACATTATACTGCAGGTACGGTAGATGATACTCCGGCTACTAAGGTTGTTGTAACAAATACAGCGGAAAATCCAGTTAATACAAAAGCAGTTACAGTATAATGCGGGAGGGTTCGCCCTCCCTATTTATTAGGGGGTGAGTACCATCGAAGAAAGAATATTAGCATCCCTAAAGCTTAGGGTAAAAAATGTATCAGATGAATTGCTGAAAGACCTTACCACGGATGCTATAACTGATGTAAGGACATTTACCAATATATCCAAGGATGAGGAGTTACCTGGTGGATGTGAAACAATAGTAAAAGATTTAGTAGTCCGCAAAATAAATCGGTTAGGTTCAGAGGGAATTGCTTCTGAAAGCCACAGCGGTGTAAGTCAAACATACGAACCTGATTTACCTGAAGATATAAAAAAGAAACTAAATCGATTTAGGAGGCTGCCATGAGTATAAATCAAGAAATGCGTCCATTGATGTTGCAAAAGAGAAAAGATGGGGAGTCACCTACAGGCGCGGTAAAGTATGAGTGGGAAGACGTGAAAACTATTGACGTTGCTGTTTATAAAACAAATAGTACTTTAAATACTCAGAATGTTAGGTACAATGAAAGCTCTCATACGGGACTAACTTATGAAAAAGAAGTTGAGGAAAATCTGTATAGGCTAGTTGATGGTGAAAGAGTATATGATATAACGCTTGCAGACACTAAAAATAGACTCACATCGTTGCTTCTGAAGGAGATTGATACAAATGTCTAGTAATGATGATTTTGTAAGGTCAATAGAAGATGCCACATTACAGCTGATACAGCAGGTAAAAGGCAATACGAGAAGGGCATGCCTCTTTATTGAATCCGAAGCAAAGAAAAATTGCCCTCTAGATCAGGGGCCTTTGAGAGCTGCTATGTTTTCACAGGTAAACTCTACTTCAACAGAAATTGTTGGCACAGTAGGAAACAATAGTGAGACTGCACCTTATGTACACCAGGGGACTGGTATATATGCTGTTGAGGGGAATGGCAGACGAACCCCCTGGAAGTATAAAGCAACTGGAGGAAAATATAAAGGATGGCATGTAACAAGAGGACAGCGGGCAAAACCATTCTTGGATAAAGCCAAGATAGATAATAGGGTGAAAATAAACCATATGCTAGGGGGTGAGTAAATGCTGGAAGTTGTGATAAAACAGGTAATTGAAAGTATTACTAAGCCTATTATAGGTGATAAAAAAGTATTTCCGGTTATGGGTACTTGTAAGCCTCCACTTGTAACTTATACGATTACTCCAGTGGCTGGTGGAACGGTAAAGGAAAGCCAGATTGAAGTTAAGGCTATTGCTGGGGATATAGACAAGGCTATTGAAATTAGAGAGGCTATTTCTGGTAAGCTGGACATGACGGCAGATATTCCTTCAATAGAAGTGGGGAATATTGTTTTTCGGAGCGGGTTAGCTGGAGGAGGTATGCTCTTTAATGACAGTATACAAACGTGGGAGCTAAATAGTATTTTTATAATTACATGGAGGTGTAAAGATTGAGTGATAAAAACGAAATTATATTAGGTGCTGGAGAAGTATTCATGTATGAATTTACAGGAACAACGGTACCTGATACAGTAACGATTGAAACAGAGGGAAATAATGTAGGGCACTGCTCTGGGGGTTTTACAATAAACTATAAGCCGGAGAAATACGATGTAAAAAACCAATACGGTAAAACTGTTAAGTCTTTTATTACCAAAGAAGAAATAACAGCCAAAACTGGTATTTTAAGCTGGGATTTGAAAAGGCTTGAACTATTATCAACTGCAAAAATTACAGAGGATACGGTTAAAAAGCTACGTAAACTTACCTTTGGCGGCGGTGGTGCTTTAAAAACAGTATTATTGCGTTTTGTACATACAAAGTCTAATGGTAAAAAGATTCGTTTTACCATGATTGGCCAAGGCGGTAACGGCTTTTCTTTGGAGTTCGGAGAAAAGGAATTAACGGTAGACAGTGAAATTGCTGCTATCGAGTATGTTAAGAACTTTTTGGCTGAGTTTGAAGAAGAATTGGAGGGAACAGTAAATGGTTGATATCGATAGATATATGAATATTACTGAAGAGTTTATTTTTAAAGGTAAGAAGCTTCATGTGAAACAGCCCTCAGCTAAAGCTACTAAGGAAATAGGGAAACTTGAAACTGCTATGAATGAAGATAACGCATTAGATATGAAGTGCAAAATCACACAAATTGTATTAAACAACAATGAAGAAGGTGTGAACTTTGCCATTGAGGAAGTAGAAGAACTTCCTTTTAAGGTACAGGATGTAATAATAAGAAAAGTCACCGAAATGAAGGTGCAGGCAGATAATGACCCAAACTAAAACTCCCGATTCCAACAGGTCCCATCGGTGAGGCAATAGTATCAAAATATTTTAGTCAAGAAGAATGGGAAAAGCACTATTCATGCTGTACAACTGAAATAAAAGATATAAGCGAATATACAGGACTTAGCTTCAGTGAAGTTTTAGGACTGCCATATTCGCTCTATTTGTTGTATCGAAAAGAAGCATGGCTTCACGAGCTTAAGCATAGTGAATCGGGAAGAGAAATACTAAAAACATTGTGGAGATTACAGCAGACTGAAGCTAATACTGATTCAATTAGGCAGTTTGAGAAGATAAGGAAGGAGTGATTGTTTGGAAGCTGGAATAAGACTTGCGCCATTGCTTACAGAAATTAGAGTAGATATCAATGGCTTTAGAAATCAAATGAGCAGAGCTGCTGTTGAAGGCAGAAATGAAGCTGAAAGAATAAGCGAAGGGCTTTCAAATGTCACGAAAGTTGGAGATAAGCTGTCAAGCGTTGGTGGAACGTTAATAAAAAGTGTCACGTTGCCTTTAGCAGGAGCGGGTATTGCAGCAGGTAAGATGGCAATTGACTTTGAAAGTAGTTTTGCAAAGGTATCTACACTTTTAGATAGTAGTGTTGTTGATTATGGGAAGTATAAAAATGACCTTTTGGATGCATCTACAGAGAGCAAAGTTGCAGTTGATGAATTTTCGGAAGCTGTATATGGATCCATCTCTGCGGGGGTTGACCAGACTAAGGCAATACAGTTTACAACAGATGCAATGAAATTAGCAAAAGGTGGTTTTACTGATGGAGCAAAAGCGGTGGATGTAATGACTACCGCAATAAACGGTTATGGACTGAAAGCTGAGGATGCAAGTAAAATATCAGATATGCTTATTACAACACAAAACTTAGGTAAGACAACAGTTGATGAACTTGCATCTAGTATGGGTGCTGTAATACCAGTTGCTTCTTCTGTCAATTTTGGCATGGAAGAATTGTCTGCATCTTACGCACAACTTACCAAAAATGGTATTGCGACTGCAGAATCAGGAACTTATCTGAAATCTATGTTATCTGAATTAGGAAAAAGCGGCAGTATTACAGATAAGACCCTTAGAAGTTTAACGGGTAAAGGATTCGCTGATTTGAAGAAAGAAGGAAAATCTACATCAGAAATATTAATGCTTCTTAAAGAGACTGCTGAAAAAGATGGAAAAACTTTAAAGGATATGTTTGGTTCTGTAGAAGCTGGGTCCGCCGCATTGGTTTTGGCTAAGGGTGATGGTGAAGAGTATAACGGAATGCTTTCAGCTATGCAAGACAGTGCCGGTGCTACTCAAGATGCTTTTGACAAGATGGATGCAACACCAGCTCAAAAATTATCAGGGGCAATGAACTCTCTTAAAAACTCTGCTATAAAGCTAGGTGTCGAGTTAATACCTATAGCCACAAAGGCAGCTGAAGTTATATCCAAGCTTGCGGACAAATTAGCAGGATTATCCGATGAACAAAAAGAAAACATTGTTAAATGGGCAGGTATAGCGTTAGTTGCTGGTCCAGTTCTAAAGATGGTTGGCGGTGGTATAAGTACTTTTGTAAAATTTAAGTCAATCCTCGGTGGGACTTCTACAGCGCTTAGCTTATTAGGTGGAGGCATGGGAACCGCAACAACGGCTGCTTCTGGATTAGGTACAGCGGCGGGGGGAGCAGGGGGCGCTACAGGATTGGGTGGCATTGCAGCTGGCTTAGGGAGTGCAGCTATAGCAGCAGCACCTTTTGCATTAGCAATCGCTGGTGTCGGTGTAACTGCATATGCGGTACATAAAGAGCTATCAAAAGAAGTCATACCAACGGTAGATTTATTTGCAGATAAAGTTGAATATGCATCGGGTACTGTAAATACTGGTATGGGGAGTATGGCGACAAGCGTACAAACAAGTGTAACTAAAATTTCGGATGCAACCAAGACAGCCGTACAATCTTATGTGGACATGGATGATGAAGTAACAAAAGCACTATATAGCCAAGAAGTGAATCAAACCGTGATAACCGATAAAATTGCATCAGATATGGTAAGTAAATTTACAAGTATGGGCACCAGTATTAAGGATGCTGAGCAGAAGAATTATGAGGAACGTCTTGGAAATCTAAATAAATATTTTACTGATAGCTCCGCGCTCTCTGAAACTAGAGAAAGTGAAGTGTTACAGTTCATTACTACAAAGCATGAAGAAAGACAAAAAATAATAGATGATGCTACTTCAAGAATAACGCAAATATATGCGAATGCAAAAGAAGAGCATAGGAAAATTACAGAACAGGAAATGGAAGAGATTGAAAGTTTGCAGTCACAAATGAGAGACAATGCAATAACTCAACTATCCTCCACCGAAGAAGAGGCAGCTGTTATAAGACAGCGCATGAAAGATTATCAAGGAAGGCTTACGGCTGAAATGGCAGCGGAAATGATTACTAATGCTAATAAGGCAAGAGACGGTGAAATTAAAGCGGCAGAAAAGAAATATGATGAGACAATTAAGCAAGCGGCAAGGCTGAAAGAGGCTGGTGCCATTACGGAAAAAGAATATGAGGCAATGGTGACTGAAGCTAAGAAAACTAAGGATGATCAAGTTAAAGCTGCAAAAGATGCATGTAAAGGTGTAAAGGATGAGATAAAAAAAGCAACTCCAGGAATCGAGAAAGAAGTAAATACTCAGACTGGTAAAATTAAAACCTCATATGATAAGTTGAAAGAAGGTCTAGGGGGATTTTTCAGCTGGCTCTTCGGCCAAAATAAGGAAGCAGAAAAAGCAACTAAAAGATTAGAAACAACCAATACTGTCATAAATGAATCTGCTGCTACGGGCCTTGAATATGTTCCTTTTGATGGATACGTCACAGAACTACATAAAGGTGAAAGAGTATTAACTGCATCAGAAAATAAAGCCTATAACAGAGGGAGTCAGAGTGGTGGAGATACTTATATTTTTAACAGCCCTAAAGCTCTTACTCCGGCTGAAAGTGCAAGGCAGATGGTCAAGGCTAAGAGAGAAATGCTTCTTGATTTTTAGTGGAGGTGGTATATGGAGCTTGAATTAACCAATAAAGTAACAGGGCAAAGAATACAGTTACTATCAGAGAATAAAGATTTTATAATTCAAAAGGTAGACTTTGGACAGGTAAAAGGCAGACATAGTACTACGCAATATATAAACTTAGTAGGGAGTGAAATTGATGCGACAGTTCTTGGAACAAGGGACATATCAATAAAAGGTACAGTATGCAGTAGCGCTGCTAACAATTTAGCTGAAAAAAAGAGTAGATTAAATAGGCTTATAAATCCAAGGCATGATTTAATTATAAGTATAGGAAAGTATCAGATAAAAGCAAGACCAGACTCATCTATTAAATATGGTGTAGGTTATCAGGAGAATAATAATCTCTTTTGTGAGTTCTTAATTTCATGTAGTGCATATGAACCGGTTTTTAAGCGAATTAACGAAGAAGTATTTTATTATTCGAGTGCAAATAAAGTACCTTTGTTTCCTTTAATTATACCAAAATCAAAGGGTATATGCTTTGGTAAAATATCATCCATATCCACTAAAAATGTACCTAACGATGGAGATATAGAGACAGGCTTTGTAGTGAGGTTTATAGCAGATGAAGGGGGTGTTACTAACCCTAAAATAACAAATAATAAGACAGGTAAGTTTATAGAGGTTATTGTAAACATGCTAAAAGACGATATAGTGGAATTGTCCACAGTGACTGGAAATAAACATGTAAAGTTTATCCGGGGCAATACTGAAACAGATATTTTCAAATTAGTTTCCAAGAAATCCACCATGAGCATGACTCTTAATACTGGGGTGAATGATATAGCCATAACAGCTGCAAGAAACGCCTCTAACCTTAATAACATAATTAAATTTACCCCTTTATATTTGGAGGTGCAGGAATAATGGAAATCTATATACTTAATGAAAAGATGGACAGAATTGGTACTGTTGATGTATATCAATCCTTTAGCTGGAATACCTCATATAGTGATGTTGGCTCATTTGAATTACACTGCCCTGTAAAGTTGTTTGCCTTACTTAAAGAAGATAGGATTGTCCAAAACACAGAGGATGATAAGCACAACGGCATAATAGAACGCATTGAAAAGTCGCAGGATGATGAAGGTGTGGAAAAGCTGATAGTAAAGGGCAGAATGATAGAGGCATATTTAGACAGGAGAATTGCACTTGGCAGTTATACTTTTGTAGACATGCAGCCAGCACAGATTGCCTGTAATCTTATAACTCAAAATGTCATTGCTCCGTCAGATGCAAATAGAAAAATAGATATGCAAATAGGCGAACTTGTAAATGCTGACGAGGGGACAGTATGTTATGCCGGGGCAAATGAAAAAATTTTAGATATAACTAAAAAGCTATGCGATGCAGCGCAATTAGGCTTTAGGCTATATGCAGACGATGAAAACAAAAAGTTTATCTTTGATGTATTTAAAGGAGTAAACCGTACAGAAGAAGATAACACAACAACGTCTATAGAAGTACAAAAGGCTATAAATGTTTTAAATGCAGGGCATTTTGAAAACTATCTTACAGGGTGGAATCCGATAGATGGAGGCACCAATTATCAGGGTGAAGAAGTCTTGTCAGTAGAGCCTAATCCAAGACTGTTTAAAAAGACTAAAATAAAGGACAGATATGCTGAATACTGGAAAACCACAGGTAAGTTTAGACGTTGGGTATACTTCTTCCGGAAGGCTGGTTATATATACGGAGATATACAACTAAATAAGGACCACATTTATTATATAGATATAAAGTGTAGTAACCCAACAGATTCGGTACTTGGATACGGAATTATTGATAGTGAGGGGGGTTACACTTTTAACGTTGATAAAACAAGTGGATTTGAGAGATTTAACACCTTTTATGTACCTGAAAGTAGTGGAACATACAAGTTTGCAATGGCTTATGGTGAACTGCCAGAAATAGAAGGTTTAACGGTGGAAACTGAATATGGTGGAATGATAGATCTTACGGCTACTTTCGGTGTTGGAAAAGAACCAGACTTAGATTGGTGTAACAACAATATGTATTATGAAAATGGCATATGGAAGTATAAAGTTGAAATTATCAGTTTTATACCCAACAGTGCGGATCAGGTAGTGTTAAGTAGAGATAGAGATACTCTGGTTGAAGTAGAGTATCTTAAAAACATTACCAATGAATGTACCACAATTTATGTAAAAGGTGATGGAATAGATACTACTGTAAGTACTGGTAATATAGTAGGACTGTTACGTAAAGAACGTTTCTTGGACTTATCCGGAATAACCAGAGTAAGAGACAGTGTTACTATTCCAGAACCAAGTTATATAGCAATGCTTCAAACAAATGCAAAGGCCACACTAAGAAAATTAGTTGTAAATGAAATAATAGACGGTAAATTGTACCTACTAAGCAATAAAAAGTTTGGTAGGGATTTTTATTTAGGGGACATAGTCACATGTACAGATGACAGCATAGGCTTCTCCACAAACTTACGTATTACAGCTGCTACAGAAACTTGGGACATAAATGGATATCAGATAAGCGTAATTTTGGGGGATGATATCCCAGATATTTATGAAACAATAAAATTGGTCACGAAAGGAGCAAAATAAATGAGTATAACAATGAAGGCTATGCCTTTTGACTCTGAGGTTACATTAAACCCTCAAACAGGACAAGAGGAATATGATAGGGTTGCACACTCCAGAGATTTAGCTGACTGGCTGGCAGCATATTTCAGCAACGGTATTCTGGTTAGAGGTTCAGACTTATTAACAAATGAATTACAGGTGCTACACCTGTCTACCATGACTTGTGTAGTTAAGCCAGGAATAATCGTTATAAACGGGAGGACAGGCTTTCTTGAAGCACAAGAAACTATAGAGTTTTCTGTAGGTGAAAGTAATCCTAGAATAGACAGGGTTGTTGCAGAGCTAAACCTTGCAGAAAGAAATGTATATATAAAGATTTTAAAAGGTAGTGCCGCAGTCACTCCTGCAGTTCCGAATATCATACAAACTGAAGATGTTTATCAGATACCCCTTGCACAGGCAAGAATAAATGCTAATCAGTCCGTAATTGCCTCTGTAACGGATGAAAGAGCTGGGTATATCAGTAATGTGCTTTTAAATCAGGCTCCAAGGACAGACGTGCAAGCTGCAGAAATAAAAATATCTGAGGCTGTAAGGACATTATATGGACTATCTATAGATAATGCTAATGTAGATAAAACTTTGCAGAAATATATGCAAGGTGGACTATTGAATGCCTTACTAACTGGGTTCTATAAAACCTCTGATGTTGGGGATATTTTAACCACAGATACACTATTAAAAGCATTAAATAAATTACAAAACAAAATTAACATCGTAAGTGGTAGTGCTACAGCAAGCGGTACTAATCAGTCTATTAGTGTAGGATTTACACCTAAGTTAGTAATAACACAGTATAGTGATAATGATGGTATTGCTGCTGCAAACATATTCAGCACTAATGGTCGGATTAGTGTAAGTAGTGGTAAAGCTTATACAAGTGAGTACTCTGCTATTGTTCCAAATGGGTTTCAACAATCAGGCAGAAGTGGTACTGTAATATACTATACTGCTATAGGATAGGAGGATAAAGATGATAGTATTTGAAAATAAAGGCTTTCAAACTAGGAGTGATAAACCTAATGAGGATTGGACAGGTGAAGCAAAATTTATTGCTGAAGATGGTACAGAATTGGCAAATAAAATTCTTAGCCTATATCCTTATTATAATTTTGTTTTAGATAAAGAAGGCAAGCTAATTGACGTTGTTGCCATAGAAAAACCACCTACACCAGCACCAACAGAAGAAGAGGTCAGAGAAAAATATGAGTCCTTGTCCAAGGAATATATACATGACAAAGTTTCTGGGTATTCACATGATGATGAAACTAAAATAATACGAGAGTATCTGGCTAATATGGATAATGCAACCTATAAAACGGCATTTGAAGGCTATAACGTTTATGTAGAAGAATGTAAGCAAAGAGCACATAAAGAAGTTTATGGATAAATAGCAGAGGCAACTAACAGTCTTATATAACATGATACAGGCACGCATGGTGCGTGTTTTTTTAATGCATTTGAAAGAAGGTGGAAAATTGATAGTATTTAATCATTTGCCGGTTGAGCCATTAAGGGTTACAAGTAAATTCGGACCTAGAAATACAGGCATAAAGGGTGCTTCGACATACCATAAAGGCATTGACTTAGGCAGAGACTTTTCAAAGCCAGAAACGCCCATTTTGTCTGTGGCAGATGGCGTTGTCTTTAACAACTTCTGGAATGACTATAAGGGTTGGGTTGTTATAATCGACCATGGAGGTTTCAAAACCTTATATCAGCATTTAAAGGGCCAAAGTCCACTCGCAAAAGGACAGAAGATAAAAGCAGGAAATCAGATAGGCATTATGGGTGCATCAACCAGAAATATTAAAAATATGGCTATGCATCTACACATGGAGTTAATTGTAAATGGTAAGCAGATAGATCCATTACCATATTTACAAAATATACAGGAGGTAGAAGATATGACAGAAGCAGAGGTAAGAAAAATAGTTAAAGAAATGTTAGCAGGAAGTGGAGATACACCATCAAGCTGGGCTAAAGAAGCATGGGAAGAAGCTAAGAAAAACGGTATCACAGATGGAACAAAACCACAAGGAAGTGTAACCAAGGAACAAGTGGTAGTAATGCTTAATAGGGTAAAGTAGGAGGCTAAAATGAATTGGATTGCACAATATTGGCTAGAGGCATGTTTTGGGCTACTCTCCATAGCTGTGACATTTGGAGCCAAGCGAATATTTACTAAATTTAAAGCTATAAAAGAGGAACAGGCAGCACAGAGTAGGGGTATACAAGCGTTGCTCAGAGACAGTATTGTGCGAGCCTATTACCATTACTGCGATGACGAGGTTATAACTTTACATGGCTTGCAAAATGTAAATGCTATGTACGAGGAATACCATAATCTAGGCGGTAATGGAACAATTACAAAACTTGTAAATGATATAAGAAAATTTGAAGTAGTTGACAGGAGGGACAAAAATGAAAATTAATTGGAAATTAAGATTAAAAAATAAAACTACATTTGCTGCACTTGTTGCGTGTATTGTAGCTTTTGTATATCAAGTGCTTGGTATATTGGGAGTAACAGCTCCTATATCAGAGGACCAGTTTACACAGATTGCTGGACTTGTAGTTAACTTGCTTACTGCAATAGGGGTGCTGACAGACCCGACCACTTCAGGAACAGGGGACAGTCAGCAGGCCATGACGTATAAGCAACCTAAATAATAATTAGTTAAGCCACCTAGGAGTAATCCTGGGTGGCCACTATAATATTAACCAATTTTAGGTTAATATTATTTATATAAAATATAGAAAAATTATCTAAAAATTGTTGACATTTATTTTTATTTATATATAATAAGTATATGGATAATGATTCCATAAAGGAGAAGGAGGATATATTATGTTGACAGATTTCGGAAAAATGTGCAGAAAAATCAGGATTGATGCTGATGAGATTCTTGCGACTATGGCCGAAAGACTCGGAGTTGCAGCTTCATTCCTGTCGGCTGTTGAAAATGGAAGAAAAAATGTACCAGTAGGTTGGTGTGATGCAATTACTAAAGAATATAATTTATCTGATGCAGATGGGCAGAAATTAGTAATAGCAGCAGAAAATTCACAAAAACAAGTTAAAATTCAGCTTGAAAACTTAAAGTCTCAGGACAGGGATTTAGTTATGTCCTTTGCAAGAAAATTTGAACAGTTAAACTCAAAAGAAAAATCTGAGATTTATAAGATTCTAAAGAACGATTAAAAAGGGGTGATGAAGTTAGTGGACAGTTTTTATAGAGCTAAGCCTTTATCAAGGGAAGGTATCGCAAATATAGCTAAAAAAGTTAGAAGAATTTTTGGAATAAGCGATGATACATATTATGTTGATGTAATTGAATTGCTTGAAAAAACTATTCCTAAATTCATAGAAGAATTTCATTGTGAGGTTCGGCCTGATTATGAAATGCAGGAAATGGCAATAACATATCCCAATGAAAACAAAATTGAAATCCGCGAAAGTGTTTATCTGGGTGCAGTGCATGGAAATGGTAGAGATCGCTTTACAATTATCCATGAAATAGGGCATTATGTACTACATGATGAAATTTCAACGTGTTTTGCGAGAAGAAGCGAGAAAATAAAAACTTATGAAAATCCTGAATGGCAGGCTGACGCTTTTGCCGGAGAGTTTCTAATGCTCCGTACATTAATAGCCGATATGAGCTCTGTAAAGGTGGCTAATAAGTGTGGCGTTTCACCTGCTGCTGCGAGATATCAGTGCAAAAAAATAAATGAGATATAAAATCCCACTTACTTTTAAGTGTTTTGATAAATATAAACTGTTGATTGTTGGCGCAATCAACATTCATGGACACATGGCTCGCATGGTCCGCTCTCTTTTAAAGATTTCTTATTTTACCATAAATATGAGAAGAAATCAAGAGTTTTGTTTCGAGCCAGAAAGGAATATGGTGAGAACATGACTTATCCAATTGACCCAAATAGGAAAATAAAAGGATTTATCTTTAGAGCATCATTTACACGAGATGGTGTTACATATTATGCTAAGAATTATGGAAAAAGAGCATTTAAGATTCCTCTTTATTATTAGTTAATAAACATGTTTGACTGATAAATTACCAGGCAAAAACTTAACTATTGAAAATTATAATAAAGGAGGGATTCTTAAATGCTAAGTGTAATTAAAGAATATAAAGGTTTTTTTGTACTTGTTATAGTGATAATTGCTGTTGCCGTATTAATCTCTTTTGCGTCAAGCTTTTACTACTCATTCTTAGGGTTTGAAAGAGTAAAAGATTTAGATGGAGCAACAGACCGTGGAAAGACAATAATGACCAATTGGTTATACGCAGGGGTAGGACTTGATACAGATTATGTTAGCTATGAAGGAATAAATTGGGGTACCAATATTACAATTGAGGCTAAAGGTAAATCTGTAGAAGGAAAATATTTTGGATATAACACACAAGATGATTGCCATTACGTATATCTAGCCCCATTAATAATAGGCGGCGAAAAAGTCTACAAAATTAGTGAAGAAGCTTGCTGGATAACTGCGAATCCAACCGAATAAGTAAATACAGAGATGAAATTAAAGAATTATAATTTAGTTGTCGTAAAAGTTGTCGTAAAACTATAAATTTAGCTAACATTCATAAACATTTTTAAACATTAATAAAAAGGCTCAGCGTATTGGAATTAACACGTTTGAGCCTTTGTTAACATATTGTACCATTATCATAAATTTAAATTCGAGTCCCATGTCCTCCGCCAAAACAAAAAAGAGACTTTCGGGTCTCTTTTTGTTTTGCTTGGAGACAAGACGAGAATCCGCGATTTTTTGTTGCGTGATAGCCTATTCATATTTTATAGAGCAATAAAAAGGAACTTCTTCAGGACTCAAAGTATCCTGAAGAAGCTCACAATAAAATTTTAAAATACATTCAATTATACTAATTTAAAATCCCAAGCGAATCAAAAGGAAAGGCTCTAAAATATACAACCCCAGTGATTTCATTAACATTAATGAATCCAACCGCAGGGTCACGACTGTCAGAACTATGTTCTCTATTATCACCTAAGGCGAAAATACTATTTTCAGGCACTACATAAACGCCATCACCATAAGTAATATTTGTACCAATGTAGGGTTCATTTAGCTGAGTACCATTTCTATAAACATTGCCATTAGAAATAGTAATTACATCACCTTCAATACCAATCACTCTTTTAATCAATACTTTATGAGAGAAAGAGTTGAGCTTGATATTAGTGTTGAAAGTAACTATATCTCCATAATTAAATGAATTTTTATATGTAGATACTTTTTCTGTTAATAGTAAATCATGATTTTGTAAAGTTGGCTGCATGGATTCACCTAAAACAAAAGTTGGTTTTGTAATGAAAAATAATAATAAAATAAATATTATAAAAAATTTATACTCTTTAATGAAATTTTTAACCAT